AATGTCCCGAGGGTGAACGTGTTGTTCAATACCCCCGCCATGCCAATCTAAGTTTTGATTTAAAAGGCTAAAAAATGCTAACCTTGTTTTCATCCCTAGTCAGCTTCCTGATGGGTGGTCTGCCCAAAATCCTTGAATTCATCCAAGACCGTGCCGACAAAAAGCATGAACTGGCGCTGGCGGCAATGCAAACCGAACGGGAACTGACCCTAAAAAAAGCTGGCTTGGAAGCACAGGAACGTATTGAGCATATCCAGACTGAGCAGATACAGATTAACGCAGAGGTCACCAATGCCCAGACCGCCATGCAAGAACGCCAAGCCCTGTATGCCCATGATGTGGCGCTAGGCCAAGGTGCATCAATTTGGGTGATCAACATGAGGGCGGCAACCCGTTCGGTCATTACTTACGGTATGTTTGTGATGTTTATGTTTGTCGAAATCTTTGGTTTTTACTATGCTTGGCACACAGACGTAGCTTTTGATGTGGCGCTAAACCATTTGTGGGATGATGAGACTCAGATTATTTGGGCTTGCATTGTGTCGTTTTGGTTTGGCGGTCAAGCGTTCAAAAAATGAACATTAGCCTTGAAGCTGTTGAGATGGTCAAGCACCATGAAGGTGTGCGGTTTAAGCCTTACCGTTGCCCTGCAAAACTTTGGACGATTGGAGTTGGTCATGTACTTTACCCAGATCAAGGCAAGATGCCTGTTGATCAAAGAGATGGTTATCAGCTACGTCCAGAGGATAACCGCACGTTTTCAGCAGAAGAAGTAAATGCCATTCTCAGAAACGATCTTGCAAGGTTTGAACGTGGAGTACACACTTTATTTCCTGTCGATCTCAGCCAAGGTATGTTTGACAGTCTTGTTTCTTTTTCTTTTAACTGCGGCTTGGGAACAGCCCAGCGTTCAACGCTACGCCAGAAAGTGCTTAGAGGCGACAAGGCGGGTGCTGCGGATGAATTCCTAAAGTACACCAAGGGCGGTGGCAAAGTCCTGCCAGGACTGGTTAAACGCCGCCAGGATGAACGGGCGCTATTCCTCCATCCATAGCAGGATTTGAACGAATACCCAGGCGACTGCCACCACAACGGCAGCGCCCAGGCACAAGACCAAAAACAAACCCATCATGTGTTTTCCTGTGGTGGTGTGCAAGTGTGAATGGTGATTAAATCTGGTGTGCGCTTGCCGCATCGGGGGCAAAAGTTTTGCTCTGTGCGCTGTGCCAATGCTTCTTTGAGTGCGGTAATGGCTTCATTAACATGGCGGCTTTGTGTGAAATGTATTTTCACAATGTCCAATGCAAAAAGCGCCAGCTTCATTGCTTCTTTGTCAGTCATGCTTGTCCCCTTGTTTTCTACATTTTCAGCGTACCGCATGATCTGGTGTTTGCGTGACCCCTGCATACCCCAATCCCCTTGTCGCTTTGCTAAATCCTCAAATGCTTCATCTTCTTCATTCATGTCAAACCCTCACTAAAGTTGTGCGCCATTCCCTTTCCTGGCGCTTTGATTTAGATGCGACTGTTTTGCCTGTCAATTCAATCAATCCCAGCGTTTCCAGTTCTTTTAAACGCCGTGCCACTTGATTGCCATCCAGACCCGTGTGGGTGGCGATTCCATCTTTGCCCAATGGCCCGTGCTGGACAAGGCATTGAACAATAATTGAACCGTGTTTTTTAGCTAATTCCTTGGCTGAATCCGCTGCCACAAACGAGGTCAGCGGGTCAGATTTACGCACTCGCGGAAATATGAAATCAAACATAATTAAAACGGCAGGTCATCATCGTTATCTGCTGGCAAGCCTTTAGGCTCAACAGGGCGCGGGTCGTTCAAATATGCCCACCCGTCCCAACCGTTTTCCTTCAAAGGGATTACATCCAGTTTGAGCATTTCGCCATTGCGTGTGTCAATGATTGACCCGATGCGCTGATAGCGATTCTTTTGCTGACCTTGGGCATTGGTGTACTGGCCCACGATGGCGGTGATTTCTTTTTTAACTTTTGACATTATTTGCTTTCAATGATTGCGTTTAGTTGTTGAACTTGGGATTTGACTTCTGCAAGAAATTTGACAATCTCTGCTTCAATCTCTGCGATATATGCGTCATCACGGTCAACCCGTTTGACAAACAATTGCGCCTTGGCTGGCATTCTGGGGTCAAATGAAACATAGTCAGTCCATTTGCGCCCTGTGCAAGCCATTTGAAATTGCATCTGGGTGATGTATTTGCTAGGCACTTTTTGGGATAGCAGCGTTTCAATCATGGTGGACGTATTTGGGCATTTGATCTCCACCAATCCATCGTCCCCAACAAGCCCATCAGGTGACGCGCCAGCCCACTCAATTGATGGATGACGCACAAACCCCACTTCTTCCACCATAACGCTTTGTGCGGCCTCATAAGCAGCCCTAGCAAATGGTTCTTGTTCTGTGCCCCATTGCATGGCGGCGTTGGTGTATGACTCTTGTTTGGTAAAGGTTAGGCGTTCCACCACAAGCTGGGCCATGTAGTTATCGCGACTGGTGCTGTAACCTGTCTTGGTCTTGGCGATTACGTCTGCCACTCTGCTGGCGGTAACTTTTCCCAAACGTTGATAAAACCATTCGCTACTGCCTTGGATGATTTCAGTTTCCATTGCGTGTCTCCAGCATGGCATTTGCCATTTTGTATGAAAGTTCAGAAACGATTAAATCTGTTTCTGGATACGTGCCGCGGCTAATCCATCCAGAGATAAAAGATTGCATGGCAAAAATGGCGATAAAGTCTTTAAGGGTTATTTCCTCAAGACCGATTTCTTTCTTTTTTCTCATGCTTTTTCCTTTGCTTTGGCAATGCGGTCTGCCTTGGCTTTGATGACCTTGGCAATCCAAATCTGATCGCCCTTGCAAGCGTCATAGGCTGCTTTGTAGGCGGTTTGCAGTTCTTCTTTGTTGGCGCTGGCATCGATGGCGGCTATGTGGTCTGCCATCATTCCAGCGTCAATTTGTGGCGCGGGGCGAGATGCCGCTACACCGTCATCGTCATCTGGTGAGAGGCCGCTGGCGGTCAAAAGGCTATATCTCCGCGCATAAGTCAAGGCGCTACCAAAACCCATTGCATCATGTTTGCTGGCTGGGACATGAAGCATTCCGCACTCCATCACTTCCCCAGATTCATGCACAAACATTGTTTCAACCATTACGCCATCTTTGCATTCATAGGTGCGTTGCATAAGACCTATGCCATTGGCGTTTAAAGCGCCTACAACAGCATCAATGCAAGAACTGAGGTCTGCATACTTGGATTTGAAATGGGGGTTTACAGACGTTTTTAGCGCCTTGCCAAATTGTGATTGTGCTTTGACAAAGGCGGCGGCGATTTGTTTTCCAATTGGTGTTTCCATAATGTTTCCTTAATAAGCGTATTTAGGGCCGCAGGTGACTTCCACCACAGTTTCGACTGTGTAGCCATTGATCTTGCGTTTGGCGTATAGCGGGATGGCGCGGAGGCCAGAGGATTCGCATTGGCGCACAGCGTCAATAACCTCATTCCTGCCCATCGGCTGCACTTGCTTGTCAACAATCAAATCCTGATTGGGCGCTTGGGGTGCTGACCCTGGCAAGCTAGAGCAACCAGCCGTGACCCAGGCCATCCAGCACAAAAGTGAGTAGGTGATCATCTTCATTCCGATTCCTTTGCAATCAAGCGCATTTCCAGTTCTTTGATGTATTCCTGTGCGGTTTCCACAAGGTTGATGTGCGTACGCAAGTGCGACTCCAAAAGCCCAACGTGATAGGCCAAGCGGTTCTGTGCGGGTTCGCCTTCATACTGTTTGTCAGCAATGAATTTGATGTTGTCGATAAGTTCGTCTGCATTCATGTCATGGTCTCCAAATAAAAATATCAAGGCAAAGCACAACCAAAGCAACCAAGGCAAGAACCCTGATAACTTTGTCGCCAGTGGAATGTCGCACAGCATGGATTTCTATGGCGCATCCATATTCAATTGTTTTGTGAAATGCCTCATTCATCGTGCGTGGGTGTTTCATCTTGGTCATCCTCTGGTTGGTTGTCGGGGTTGTAGTTTGATTGGCGGGTGAAAATTTGCCCCCACCGCCATTCTTCATAGTCTTCTGTGTACATAAAAATTTTTAATCTGAGCAACGAGCGTAATCTTCACGGGTATCGGTACGCTCACAGGGGATGTACAAATAATCAATGTCACAGGAAACAATTTCCCCGTCAAATTTTCTGACCAAAACACATTTTTTAATAGAAGTGTCTTTGCCGACTACAAAGCCAGTAAAACAGCGTGAGTTGTTTTTGTGATATTCAACATATTCATCAGCAAAATTATCGCGTGGGTCAAATGCTTGCATTTCAGTTGCGTTGCTCATTGTGAGACTCCTAAAAGACCCCGAGAAATTCAGGGCATGGCGTGATTATCAGCTACCTTATAATCCCAAGTCAACTGTAGGGGTATTAGCGGTCTTATGTACAATGTGCGGATGGACAAGGACAAATTTATCGCATTGGCTGGCTCACAGACTGAGCTTGCCAGAATCTTGGGCATCCACCAATCGGCGGTTTCCCAATGGAAAACTGTTCCTCAGGCAAGGATTTGGCAATTGATGGTGTTGCGTCCTGAGTGGTTTTCAATGTAAGATTGTTTGAAACACGGCTAGGTGGGGAGTAGCTACCCCACCGAAAAGAGAACTCCCCTCCTGCCGAGGTTTCTTTTCTGGGAGATTTGCGGAGATGCTTCATGCATTACTACCAGCACCACATTGGTGATTTCATCAAAGACACTTCATTTTTGACAAATGAAGAAGTTGGAATTTATCTGAAATTGTTGTGGATTTACTACGACACCGAACAAGCA